GGGTGGCAATCCGAAGATCCTGATGACTGGCCCGATCAACAAGCAGCGCGTGTCCGGCTTTGCTGGCATCGCTTCTTCGCGGTTCAACATCGACGGCGGTGCGCGTCCTGCCACCATCATCGGTGCGGCTGACATCTATGTGTCTGACTTTGGCAATGTGCAAGTGGTCCCCAACCGCTTCCAGCGCGAGCGTGATGCATGGGTCTTGGATCCCGATTACGCGAAGATGGTTGTGCTGCGTCCTTATCAGCAGGTCGAACTCGCTAAGACCGGCGACGCTGAAAAGCGTATGCTGATCGTCGAGTGGGGTCTGAAGGTGACCGCAGAAAACGCACACGGTCTGGCAGCAGACCTTGTGACTTCTTAATGTAAAGAAGGGAAGGGGTCGGAGAAATCTGACCCCTTTTAACATGACAGACAAAAAAATATTTGATGTGAACCCTGAGCTTGGGATCACGCGCACATGGCACTATGACGCAGATAAAGATGAGGCGACCATCCAGACTCAGCAGGATGTCAGCGCGATCATCGAGGAGAACAAGGATGAATTCAATCAGGTCGATGAGCGTGCTCGCTGGGGCGAGTGGTCGCGTGTCGCATCTATCCCTCTGAGCCTGTACTACCAGATGAAGGCCGAGGGCAAGCTCGACGATGAGGCGTACATAAAACGCTGGCTCAACGATCCAGAAAATCGCCACTTCCGCACAAGGCCGGGGAAAGTATGAAGCCCAACTACATCGCGGTATGCACCCCTGCGCGTGACATGGTTCACACCATGTTCACCTACGATCTGGTCAATATGGTGTGCTATCACACCTTGAATACGCCAGATGCCATCTCGCTCAAGATCAGCGAGGGCACGCTGATCGCCAACCAGCGAGCAGAGTTGACGCTAGACGCTATGCGCGAGGGATGCTCGCACATCCTGTTTATCGACTCAGATATGCGCTTTCCGCAGGACTTGATCTCGCGGCTGCTGGCGCATGATCTGGACATTGTGGCGACCAACTGCGCTCGCAGGCGTATGCCTACCGGGCCAACGGCTCAGGTCTACAGGCCCGATGGAGAGCGCGAGTTGGTGTGGTCTATGCCAGAGAGCAAAGGCTTGCAGGAGGTGCATTCTGTGGGCATGGGCGTGATGATGATTAAGTCAAGCGTCTTCAAGGCGCTGGCCGAGCCTTGGTACGAGACGCCTTGGCGGCACGACAAGCGCGGCTACATTGGTGAGGATGTCTACTTCTGTAGGAAAGCGCGGGATGCTGGACTTAAAATCTGGATTGACCACGATGTGTCTAAAGAGATTGGTCACATCGGGATGTTTGAGTTTAAGCATGACCACACCTGGGCCATTAAAGACCTAGAGAAAGAGAAGGTGACCTGATGGCACTGACCACCTACAACGAGTTGAAGACCTCGGTTGCTGATTGGCTAAACCGCACCGACTTGACGGCGGTGGTGCCTGACTTCATCTCTCTGGCCGAGGCGCAGATTGAGAGGACGCTGCGCACCCGGCAGATGATTGTGCGAGCCACTGCCTCAATCGATACAGAGTACAGCGCGGTGCCATCTGACTTCCTTGAAACGAAGTCGATCAAGCTCAACACCTCGCCGGTTACTGCTCTGGCCTTTGAGTCGATTGACGCCTTGGATCAGATGAAGGCGACGATGTACATCTCGCCAGGCAAGCCCAAGAACTTCAGCATTGTTGGTGGTCAGATCAGGGTCTTGCCTGTGCCAGACTCAACCTACACCGCAGAACTGATCTATTACGCCAAGTTGACTAAGCTATCAAGTACCGTCGCAACGAATTGGCTTTTGACTCAGGCGCCTGATGTCTACCTTTATGGGGCGCTGCTGCAAGCCTCGCCTTATTTGAAGGATGATGCCAGAATCACTGTATGGGCTTCGCTGTACCAGAATGGTCTTGCAGAGCTTCAGATCGCTGATGATCGCGGTGCGACATCTGGCGGCTCGATCTTGATGCGAGCCAGGACTTTTGGATAAGGAGTGAAATAAATGTCATCGTTTACCGACTACACCGAGAACCTAGTCTTAACCTGGCTATTGACCACTGGCAGCGCAACCCGGCCCACAGCTTGGTATGTGGGTCTTTTCACTGCCGCACCGAGCGATACGGGCGGCGGCACCGAGGTCAGCGGCAATGGGTATGCGCGTACCGCAACCGGGACGATCACAGTCTCTGGCACATCGCCAACAAACGCAACAAATGCAGCGGCCATTGAGTTTCCTGCTGCATCTGGCGGGAACTGGGGCACGATTGGCTGGGCTGCGATCTTTGATGCGTCTACTGGTGGCAATATGCTGGCATGGGCGGCATTGACTACATCAAGAGTCATCAATGATGGAGATGTCTTGCGTATCCCTGCTGGCGATCTGGACGTCACCTTGACGTAATCCATCATGGCAGCTTACGGCTCAGGGCCATACGGCCAGGGCAATTACTCCTACGGGGTATCGCTTGCAGCCGTAACTGTCTCGGCTTCCTCGACGACGGACATCTCCGCAGTCCGTTACGCGATAGGCGCATTCACGAGCGCCGCATCCTCGACGGTTGATGTCGCGGCCAATGTCATCAAGGACGCATCGTTTAGCGTCTCCTCGACCTCATCTGTATCTGCTGACGCGCTACGGTATGCGATAGGCGCATTCACAGCGGCCGGTGAGTCTTCTGCGAGCGTTGATGCGGTGCGCTATGCAATTGGCGCATTCACAGCGGCCAGCGATTCAAGCGTCAGCATTGCAGCGCTGCGGTACGCGATAGGTGCATTCGCGGCCAATGATGAAAGCGAGATGACGGTCAGCGCGGTGCGGGTGCCGCTGATAAACATCGTCATTGATGCATGGGCAGATATGACGGTTGGCACCAGCGTGGTGGTGAATCAGTCTGTCCTGATCGCGGCTGAGTCAAGCGTGTCGATTGTGACAAACAGGGTCCAGCACGAATCGGCATTGGTGACTTGTACCTCTGGCATGAGCGTGTCTGCTACCCTAAAATGGACGCCAGAATCCGACACGCCGGAAACATGGACAAGCATCCCAGACACATCAGAGGTCTGGACTGCGGTTTCTGATGCATCGACAAGCTGGGCCGCGCAGAGCGACACCCCCGAGACTTGGACTCCGATTTCTGATAACTCCGAAACCTGGCAAATTGCCGCATGAGGTGAAACATGGCCGATTCCACGACATCCAACCTTCTTTTGACCAAACCCGAGGTAGGTGCCTCAACCGACACCTGGGGCGGCAAGATCAACACCGACCTAGATACGATTGACGCGATCTTTGCTGCAAACGGCACTGGCACCAGCGTCGGCTTGAATGTCGGATCTGGCAAGACTTTGAGCGTGGCCGGCACCTTGGTGGTTACTGGTTCTGCCAGCACGATTGATGCGACTGCGATTGGCGCAACGACGCCTGATAGCGGTGCGTTTACGACTCTCTCATCTACTGGCAACACGACACTGGGCGATGCGTCAGGCGATGCTGTGACGATCAATGGTGCAACCACATTCGCCAATGTCAGCCCGACGATTACACCGGGCACAGCCAACGGCGTGGCCTACCTCGACGGCTCCAAAGTCCTGACCACGGGGAGTGCGCTGACTTTTGATGGGACGAATCTCGGTATTGGCGCAAACATTACAGCCAGTGCTGCTGCCGCACCATCTTTCACGGTTGGAACAGGCTCTGGCAACCCTGCAATTACGCTTTATTCTGCGACTACTGGATCAAGCCAAATTTCATTTGCGGACGCAACAAGCGGCGCGGGTGCCTACGATGGTTATGTGCTTTACAACCAAAACAATCAATACATGGTTTTTGGTATTGCAGCCACCGAAGCCATGCGCCTGACCTCCACAGGTCTGGGTATTGGGACGAGTTCGCCAATAGGCAAACTGCACGTAGCTTCTGGCGCTGGTCTGAACACCTACTTCAACAGCACCTCTGCTGGTATTTACCTGCAAATTGCAAACAACGGCACAAACCTTGGCTACATTGGCGACGGAGGTTCATTGGTAAGTGGCGGCAGTAATACAGACTTTGCTATCCGTAGTCAGGCCGCGTTGAAGTTTTCTGTCAACGGAAACGCAACAGCAGCCACCCTCGACTCCTCCGGCAACCTCGGCCTCGGGGTGACGCCGAGTGCTTGGAAGTCAAACTATAAAGCAATCCAACTTAGCACAAGCACATCTCTGGTAACGGCAGTGGGTGGCGGTTACACGTTCTTGGTTGAAAACGCATATTTCGACTCATCGGATACGCCACGATACCTAATTAGTTCAAGCACACCCGCCTCCTATTACCGCCAAGACGGAGGCGCTCACAAATGGCTTACCGCCCCCGCCGGCACCGCAGGCAACACCATCAGCTTCACGCAGGCGTTAACACTAGACGCCAATCGCAACCTGTTGCTGAACGGAACTGCTGCGCCTGCTTCTGGTGTTGGCACCTTCTCAATATTTAACGGGACAGCTCCTACTGGATCTGTAACTGACGGAATAGTGTTGTACGCAGAGGATGTCTCATCTAGTAGCGAACTAAAGGTCAGGGACGAGGCAGGCAACGTCACTACGCTGTCTCCGCACAACTTTGATCTAATACCTGAAGGCCCATCAGAAGACATGGCGTGGTCTTACTACTCAGAGCGCGACGGCAAACGGATCAATGTAGATATGCTAAAAGCCATTCGTTTATTGGAAAAACTCAGCGGCGAAAAACTGGTGCATTCCGCATGATTACCAAACAAGACGTCGCAGACTGCTTTGAGTACCGTGACGGGTACTTGTATTGGAAAAGCGTGAGCCATCCAAACAAACAGCACATGATGGACAAACCTGCTGGCTCAATCCATAAGACAGGCTATCAACACATCACATGGCGCGGCAAGATACAAAAGGCACACCGTCTGATTTTTCTGCTGCACTACGGTTATTTGCCACCAGAGGTAGATCACATCAATGGCGATCGTGCTGACAACCGGATTGAGAATTTGCGAGCAGCTACACGCAGCGAGAATCAATGCAACCGCAATGCTTTGGCAAACAATACATCAGGTTACCCGGGTGTGTCGTGGCACAAGAAAAGCAAAGCATGGGTTGTGCGTGTAATGAAGAATGGGAAGACTGTTGTCCATCAATACTTCAAAGACTTGGAGTTGGCTGGACTTGTTGCTACTGAAGCACGAGCTTTGTATCACGGCGCGTACGCCAAACCTTGAAGGAGCCTAAACCATGACCACTTGGACTATCTCTCAACTCGACCGCAAGACCTCTGATGGCTTTGTGACCACTGCCCACTGGCGCGCAACTGCGGTTGACGGCGACCACAGCGCCAGCATCTACTCGACCTGCGGCTGGTCAGAGGGCCAGCCCACCGTGCCCTATGCCAACCTCACCGAGCAGGCTGTGCTGGGCTGGTGCTGGCAGAGCGGCGTGGACAAGGCCGCGACTGAGGCCGCCCTGGCCGCGCAGATCGCCGCGCAGAAGAACCCGGTCAGCGCTGCCGGTGTGCCGTGGTGATGGCGAACATTGACGCTACCGATGCGCGTCTATCAACGCATGAAGCAGTTTGCGCGGAGCGCTATGAGCAGATCAATGCCAGGCTCAAGCGCATCGAGGGCATCATGATGAAGACCGCAGGCATCATGCTGGTGAGCATGGCCGGGACTATCTTTGCTGCGATCTGGATTGCAAAATGATTGAGCAGGCCGCTGCCGAGCCTATAGAGATTGCACCTAGTCTCTTGCAGCAGACGCAGCAGCAGGCAGAGAAGAAGTACGAATGCGTGAGGTGGGCCTGGACGGGTGACGTTTACGACAGGAAAGTGTTTTGTCTTGAGTGGCGTGAAAAGAAATGATCGATCCAGTAAGCGCTCTTGCTGCCATCTCCTCGGCAGTTCAGCTTGTCAAGAAAGTCTCAAAGACCGTTGACGATGTGGCCTCGCTCGGGCCGGTGCTGGGCAAGTACTTTGACGCCAAGGAGCAGGCCATTGAGGTGGTCAAGCAGGCCAAGGCTGGCGGATTCAAGGGATCATCACTGGGCAAAGCGCTTGAGCTAGAGATGGCGCTGGAGTCGGCAAGGGAGTTTGAAGAGCAGATCAAGATGCTCTTCTTCCAGAGCAACAAGATGGACGTCTGGCAGCGCATCACGGCCAGGGCAAAGCAGATGGACATTGACGCTGCTCACGAAGCGCGGCGCAAGAAGGAAGCTGCCCAGAGGCGGCAAACAGAGATTGAAGAGGTCATCGCCATCCTGATCGGGTTGGCTATTGGCGGTGCAGCGATTGCAGTGACGATCTGGGCGGTGGTGAAGGCGACATGACTGACAAGCTGAACGCGAACACAACCCTAGACAAGATTCTTGGGTATGTTGACTCGCCGTTCAAGCTGTTTGCTGTGATCCTGATGGCAGTGTTTGCCTTTGCGGGTTATGCGCTCTACGAGAGTCAGGAGTTCATCCGTGACGCCTACAGGGAGTCAAAGAAGCTGCCAGAGATACGAACAGACAGGGCAGAAGACGCTGCGACGATGCTCTTTAAGCAGACAGGCGCCACGGTGGTTGCGATCTTCAAGGTCAACCCGCTGTTTAACTCTCGCACCTTGTATCGCGCCTTTACGAAAGAAGGCAGAGACAAAAGCATAGACGACATTGATGTTGGACTTTTTACCCACAACGCTGCGAACAACGCCGATGTGGTGAAGCTGATGACCAACGAGATCCCATGCGGTGAGTACCGCTACGCTCAGTCAGAGATTGGTCTTTGGTATTTGCAAAAGGGTGTTACTTTCACCTGCCGGGTGAGTGTGCCGCCAGACTCATATCGTTTTGTTGGTCAGGTTACTGTGGGCTGGGCCGAGCCACCCAAGAACCTCGAGCAGACCAAGTTCATGCTGGAGATCGCC